GTAACTGAGCATCTATGGTTAAGGTCATGTTCTCAAATCGACCATCTTCAAAGACGATGAATATCTCTTCGTTATTAAAAGCAACGTGAGCAATGTTAACATCAAACTTCCATTTAGACCAAGAGCTTTGTAAGCGCTCCGTCTCGTTCTCATACCACTTGTAGACGTATAACTCTTTCGCATTTGTTGTAGTCCGTACTAGCAAAAGGTTCTCGTTAGTAGAAGCTACCATCTGCTTCACACTACCTGCAAGATAGTTTGGAACGTGTGCAGTTATAAGGTTAGCGTCTTTTACTTCTGTGTCGCCTGTTGTGTAATACTCTCGCATTCCTGAGAATGTACCGTTTTGTACTGAGAAGAATATACTGTTACCTGCACCTACTGGCTTTGCTGTTAGATCACACTCAAAGTTCGTAGAGGTATCTATAGACACTTCTGCTGGTGTGAGGAGCTGGTCAGAGGATAAGGTAAACTGGTTAATCTCAGAGAACAGTAGGAGCTGCTCTTGGAATGGTACAGCAGCCTTGAGTATTGATACTTCATTTTGACTGACTGCTACATCAATAGGAGCAGAGTCGAGGAGTGAGCGTACAGTTGTTCTAAAGAAGTTAAAGTAACCGTTAGATTCACTAAAGATTACATTCTCATCTGATAGGAAACCTAAGCGGTTGCGGTGGAAGAAGACATCGTTAATCTTTCCTCCAACAAAACTTGGAAAAGCGTTAGTATCGTCATCGCCTGCTTTCCTCTCGTCCCATGCACCTGTAGTAAAGCTAAAACTTTCGTTAGCATTTTGTATTAAAGTGTGGGGCATCGTGGAAGTAGTAAAGGCGTGGTACTGGTTATCATTAGGTCTTGAGGGTGCTGGACATTCTTGCCAAAACCCTGCTGTATTAGAACCTGAGTACTTAACAAAAAAGTTATCTTCTTTCTTTTGATTATCACCAGTAACCTGTACCGTAAAACCATCTACACAAAACTTAGGTAAAGTTGTAAAACTTGCTACTGTATCTTTAAAAGCAAATAAGTCATTGCCACCGTTTTCATCTGAACCTGTTACCTTAAATCCTGAATGATTACTTGTAGACGACTCAATGACAACAAAAGGATCAGTGTCGGCTCGTTTAACTATTAAGTTAGCATTGCTTAACTCACTATTAGTCCATTGGTCAAAGCTTGGGTTATAGTTTTCATTATTACCAGAGGTCGGAGGAGTGCCTCCTGTCTCTAAAAGATATTTAAAATACTGACCTGTTTTTAAACCGCCTACGTGTTCCCCTGTATCTCCTGTTACACCGTTTTTGGTAGATAAGAAACCGTTTACAATTACGGTATTACTCATGTTCAGTATTTTTGATCTGTAGGTTTTACCATAATTCATCTGCTTCATGTAAAACATCCCTTCATGGGGTCTTACATTATCAGGAGAAGTTTCATCTCTAGTAACTACCTTTTCTTTATTAACATAGAACGTGTAGTCAGCCACAGAGGTTGCCGTGACTTGTTGGTTGTTGAGGCTTGTGCCAAAGTATGCGCTAAGTGTAGCTGCATCTGAGTTAGTGGCTATCTGCGATCCTGTTGCACTCCAACTTGCTACACCTGACTCGTACCGAAGTCTACCTTCAATGTCATAGACGTAGAGCTTAGGAGTTGCTGGTACAAGAATAACAGTAAACTGTTCTGTAGCACTTCTCTTGTACGTGTGGATGTGTGCTGTTGATAGCTCAGTAGCTGTTAAGTAAGTACTGCTTGTAGGGCTGACTGTATTTAACTTTCTTTTAAACTTCGTGGGTGGGCGTTTCTTTAAGCCTTCTACTATATCAGAGTAACCGTTTTCCTGTGCTTCTCCTTGGCTTGCTAAACGTAAACTAGGAGGCTGTTGAGAAATCCCGTTGATAAAGTTAGGAATACTTTTAGAAACTAGAGCCATTTGAAATCACCTTTGTGCCAACGCCACGGTTAAGTACACTTGCAGTGCTGTAGTCATCGAATATATTATAGTCGCCATTGTCCCCTTCCATCTCTTGAAAGGCAAACCAAGCTTGCTGTTCATCGTTCCTATTCATTTGTGATAATTCTGCACTTCCTACTACTCGCTCTTGAAAGATACGAGATGCCTTGATGGTAATATAGCGCCTTGCTATTTCAGGAAGTAAGTCAAAGGTTAATAAGACGACAACATCTAGCTTAAGAGCTTTACCTATGTTGTAAGTATGATTAACTTTATCATACATCTTATTACCACGTTGTATGTATTCGTTCTTAGAGCTTCTGTACTTAGTCTCAGAGTTCGCTAAGTCAGCTCTTACAATCTCCGTAGGGAGCACAACATTGCCGCTAGAGTCAGCCGCAACAGTATAATCTGGTTCAGAGTTAAAGTTCCATCCATGTGATTGAACATCTCTGGAAACATTCTTGAGGATGGTCTCAGCAGTCTCAGCATCTACCAACCCAGAGTCTAGGTTGTTTACTGGTGCTTCACCAATAGTAGAGAGCATAGTGTTTACTGCTTCTAGTTCTGTTGTAGGAGTTGTCATGTTTACCTCAATGAAAAAATAAAGAGAGAAGCACCCCCGAAGGGATGCTCTCATGTAACAAACTATTAAGAGTTTGCAGCAGTTGTAAACGCAATAGCTGATTTGTTACGAAGGACGTTGTGACCCATCGCATACTTAGCAACCATTAACGTACCTTGACGTTCGATCTGATACTCAGACTCCACACCAAGATCAAGCAACTTAACAGTAGCTGCGGCATCTTTAGTGAACATAACTCCACCAAGGGCAGCTAAGAAAGCATCAGAACCAGTGTAAGGAGTAGCGCCTCGACCACTTTCGTTTAGAGGTACAGAACCATTATCAGCAGTAGGTAAGTGGTTAGACATAAGAATCTGAACACCACCAACTGTAGGTACTTGACCGCCAGCAACGCTACCATTACCGCCTTGGTCACGGTTGATTGCTGTAGAGTCTTTACCCATTAACAAGTAGTACATAGCAGGAGTTAATACGCAGTACTTCTCGCCAGTTACATCGTTAGCATCAAAGATTTCTAAAGCTTTAATGATACCGTCTACTAGGTCTTGAGCGCTAACCGCACCGCCTGTATCAAGCGCTAAAGTACCTGTTACTTCAGAGCCGCTGACTTGCGCCCATGCAGCATCACCAGCAACCCACTGAGCTTCTTGATCACCAGTACCTGAAGCTGTAGCAGCTTGGTAGATGATCGAAGAAATGTTTTTATCAGCAGCGTTAGCTAAGGCCATGCCCATTTCTTTAGAGTAAGTGCTTCGTACATCGTAGTGGTTCATCGCTTCATCAATTTTAGGGATGAAGGTTGAGCTTACGAGTAAGTCGTCCACAGTTACTGTGATTTCACTAGCGTTAACTTTACCACCATAGATGGTATCGCCAGCAGTGTGGTATGCAGCAGTCGCATTGCCCAATACTGGGAACTGTGCGCTCTTACCGTTTTTAATTGTTCGTACTCTGTGAAGAGGCATGAACACGTTTCTTTCTTCAAACGAGGTCAATACCTCACCTGAGAATTGTTTGAGGAATAAAGCTCGTTTATCCGAACCATCGTTGACAGCACCTAAGCGTGAAGCTGCGGTGTTATCTGCTAAACCGTTCCAATCTGTCATAATATTTTACCTTTTAGTTAAATGTTTAAATGAATGAATTCTACTCAGTCACTTAACACCTATTCGTTCTCTAGGATTGTCCTCCGCAGAGGGTCAAAGGTAATTGTAATCTGTGTTGTCGTTTCTTTTAGAATTTTAAAAAGCTCCCCGAAGGGAGCAAAAGAGACTATAGTTGGCTTCTACCTAGTTTGGCAGAAACCTGTTGACGGTACGCTGGATCACTTTCGTATCGGGAATCCCTCATAGCTGTGGTCACTTCTGCCCACGAACTATAGTTACCGCCTGTTGAGGTAGTAGATTGTCCACCAATTAATGATGGGTCTGCACCTTCAGCAGTTTGATACTGATTTCGTAACCCTGATACGGCCAACTTCACCATATCTAAGTCTCCTGATCCTACAGCTCTGTCATACGCAGCAGTCTCTTGTGGAGATAAATTATCTGCTGCCCACGAAATCATTTCGCCATAGGCTTGTTCCCCACCTACACTTTCGTAGATGGAGTTTTGGTAATTATTGGCGAGAGCTTCTTGCCCTGCAACCCAACTATTAACCAAATCCTGCGAGAACCCTGCTTCTTCTAGCTTAGCCATAGAAGCTTGAGTGAGTCCCCCT